CTCGATGCCCATTTCCTCAAAGTAATCCACACCATTCTTTGAGTTCTTTCCCAAATTCAAGGGTCCCTTGACCAGGAACACGGTTTTGAATCCGTCGATTGTGTCGTTGTTGTTGTACTTGTACACAGTGGCATAGTAATAGCCCTCGTCGCTCGCTTTGTACATCGTATCCAGACACGTCGATACGATTTCTTCGCTGATTTTATGCATCGCAACCTTCATGCGCTCAACCTTAACGGACTTGTCCTGGGTTTCCTTATTCTTGCGAATCTTCATGTTTACTTCGGTGTTTTCTCGGAGTTTCGTAATAACGTCTTGATCGATTGTCATGATTTTGTTTATGGTTAATAAAGTTCTTATATCTTTAAATACTTTTTTATTTCTTTTTCGAATGTCGACCACAAAACGGATTGTTGTTTTGAATTTTACAATTACACCTTTTTCCGTCCATCTTAATTGCCGGACAAAACGTTACCTTGATTTCGACTTTCGATGGCTTCGGTTTCGCAACTTTGACGCTCGACACTTCTGGTGTCGCGGTGATATTGTCAACCTCGTATCGGGTCAGCATGGTTGTTTTCACACTCTTGTCGAATTTTTTGTACGATTTTTTTAGCTTTTGTATCGTGTATATCATTTTCATATCGTAGTCACTCACAGGTTCGTGATTGTCTATAAAGACTTGCGCGCGCTTACCATATGTTCGCGAAAGGTACCGCAGTGCATACTCTTTCGTTTCGTCGCTTAGTTCGTTGTATTGAACCATGGTTGGGTTATTACAACACGTGTTCGTGCTCTTTAAGCTAAAAAAATTACGGACGAATCACATCATGCGTCCCACAAGCCAAACACCGATAGAAGATGTTACTGGGCTCGTCACCGGAACGACATTGATACATGGTATAGCGGGTGTTGTAGGAACTGCAATTTGGACATTGAAGCGAGCTCACATAATCGTCGTCATCTTCCTTGTCCACGAGTTCTGTCATAATCTGTCTTTTTTGTATTTTGTCGAAAATCGGATTGTAAATATCCGGACGAACATCGTAAGGCGACATGAAAGCCGCATTTTTGGGTGATTCTTTTTTGGTTTCTATCAGCGTGTCAATCGCGGCGATATTGCTCAAAATACTCCTTGCTTTGCGTGTGTAAATCCTTCTCAAATTCACATTACTCCAAAGCAACGGTACTTTCGTTTCTTTTGCGTGCGATATGGTGTATCGATAAATCGACTCTTCAATATCATTCTCGACATTTTGTTTCGATACGTTTTTTATTTTCGTTTTGACAGTAGCGCGTGTAGCCTGCAGTGTCTGAATTCCAGATACTTTGGACATGGTTGGTTCATTCGTACGGAATGACTTTCTTTAAGTAAAAATTATTTGCGACTGTCTAAGATAACCGCGACCTCTTCTTGTAGGTCCAGTGTTTGATGTTTCTCATACGTAATATAATTCGGGTGCATGCAAATTAAAAACATGTCCCGTATTTTCAGTCCGTAGTACTTCTCCAAGATGTACTTGTAAATATTCAACTGTAGACTGTAGTGCGTAAAATTGCAGTCCTGATAGTTGTGCATCGGATATTTTCCGGTGTTCCCCGCAAACCCGTCCTTTTTTATCTCTTTCGTGCGCTTCCAGTCGTATATACTGTACGTGTCGTCCTCGATGTTCTTGAACACCATATCGATCGAACCCGCCAGGTTCGCTTCTTCGTCAAACACCTCCCATTCGGTTCGATACGCCGTAACCTTCTCGCGATGGTCTTCGTAAAACTGTAAGAACTGTTGGTATTCGCTCGTCTCGGTGATTTCCTTGTCCACGATTCTAGCGTTGTACACGTCTTCGATCGCCTTGTGCAGTCGCGTCCCTTGAGTGGTCGCGTCCAGACCGTTGTCCGCCCATTCTTTTTTGATTTCGTCCTTGGTTTTCCCGTAATATTTGCTCTTTTTCCAGTTTCTTCCTTTCATCATTTTGTCAATGATGGCGTCCGCGTCAAACTTTTCGAAGTAGTGATGGACCAACGTGGTCACACTCGTGTCCACCTGATTACCGTCGATGTAATACAAATGTGGCGTCTCGTCGAATCGGATTCTTTTGTCACGCTCGTGTTCATTTAATTCGGCTAACATTTTACATTATAACACAATGTCTGTCTTTAAGTAACTAAATTACGATTTGAATTGCGTGCATTTTTGTAATTCGTTGATACCACTTTTTAAGGTGTTTATTTCGTTTTTCATCATATTAATCTCTTTCCTTAATAAGTCCATTGACTGTGCCACCTTCTTGATGTCATTCGCGTGGGCGTTCATCGTTTCCTGTGTGGTTTGATTGACCTGTTCGCTCATTTTGCGGTGGGTTTTGCATATGTCTTCACACTCCTTTTTTATCAGGGCGCTCACACTGCTTTGGTCGACTTCGGTGTTGGTATTTAAAAGAGATTCGCTTATTTTCCCAGACTTTCTGTCAATCAATTCTGTACCTCGAATTACAACGTTGTTACTCACATTCACAATACGAAATGTTTCATCAATTTGTCTCATTTTTAGTTTATAAATATTGTACACAAATATATTCTTATTCTTAAACGTAATATATTAAATATTAGACACATTTATATTTTTATTATGATATTATCGTTCGATGTTGGAATCACAAATTTGGCGTATTGTCTTATCGAAACATTACCGGATCACAAAATAATTCGTTGGGACGTGTGCAAAATCCCCTCCAATAACATGCCCCAATTAATAGCCTTTCTCGATGCATTGAACTTCGACGCGTCTAAGATAGACATCGTGTTGGTCGAAAAGCAACCCGCTCGCAATTGCAAAATGAGAATCATCGAACACGTGCTGCTCACCTTTTTCTTAACCAAGTCGTTTAAGAAGGTGATTTCGTTCAATCCTAAACTTAAACTAGGTTCTTTAGGTAAAACGATAAAGGGTAAGCAGAACTACAGTACTCGAAAGAAGTACGGTATTATTCTAACCAATCGTTTTTTGTCCGACTTCCCACAATGCCCCGAAATAGACAACACGTTCAAGAACAACTCCAAAAAGGACGACCTGTCCGACTCGTTGTTACAGGCGCTATCGTATTGTAATCCATCGCTCGTGGAGTCTTTACAACAGTGTATCATGACCATTTAAAATCACCTAAAGAACGTAAAACAGTAGTTTCAAGAAATACTTTCAAGGTATCATTGTGATAAGCATTGTGATAAGCATTGTGATAAGCATTGTGATAAGCATACTTCGTTACCATGAACTGTGTGGCATTGTTTTGGAACCCTTCCAGTCGTTACGACGACCAATGGAAGTCGAACACCTTGTTGTATCATGGTCAGAAAAAAATGAAAACGATGGACCATTATTTTGACCAACCGAACACCATGTTTTACATATTTAAAAAACATTATCGACTGGGATGGACCTTTGTAGGTCAAGCGAATGCCAATCGAAGAATCAAGGACCGCGTCGCCGACAAAGCGCGTAAAATCTACGAACCCCCTATTTGGGAAATGACCTTTCAGCCGCTTTATGAAGTGAGCCATTTTAGCCTTGAAATTGTTCGCAAAATACATGAACATAACAACATGGTCAACCGATATTTGACAAAGGAAGAGTTGTTCGCGCGCTTACGATGCAAACCAAAGGTACAAAAACTTGACAGAGGTATCATTCCGTTCGAGCGTTCTTGAATTTTCTGACTTTAACATGAGATTCGAACACATCGATTAATTTTTTTAAACTTTGTATAATATATAATAATGAATAACTTGATTTTATTAACCCTTGTCTTTTTATTGTTGGTAATGCAAAGATACTTCATCCTTTCCACCTTAAAAAATCCTGCTAACTCGCATGCCCCTCCACTGAAGGATAAAGGTTTCGATTTGTTACCGCATTTACATTCACCGATTTATTCATTTTTTATAGACGTTTTACTTTATAGTTCTCTTATTTTGGTATTTTTTTGTCTGGGTAAAAAACAAATCAATTTGTTTTTAATAAGCACGTTATACATACATTTAATTCGGTTTATTTGTTTGTTCGTCACGCGGTTGCCTCATAGTGGGTTAAACTGTCAAAACTCAAACAATGTTTGGACAAAAATAAAATCGAACGAATGTACCACCGATTACATCTTTAGCGGACACACGTCGACGTTATTGCTTTCATTGTTACACTTACGAGAAATATATCCTGATTACAATGTACTGTTTATGGTATTGTTCACCGTATTCGTCTATTTGACAATCGCCACCCGAAATCATTACAGTGTTGATGTGGTTCTTGCAATCGTTGTGACTTACTGTGTTTATGTTATTGTGGGACTTAAACACAAGAAGGTAATTGTTTAAGTTATATGAAATTTACACGCAACTCCTGTCACAATAGAAATAGTAATAAACAGATATCAAAACGAGGGATGTCATGATTATTGATTTTTTTGTTAACCAAGCAAGAAGGATAAGGTGAAAAATAAGAATGTAAGGAAAAAAAAATTGTAAATATTCAGGTAAAACTCTACTTAATCTTTGTAGATTCAGACTACCAGGAAAAGAAATAAATATCGCATCATCAAATTGTGACTCTTTTTTGTAAACATAGTTTTTAAAAATTTGTTCATTGATGTCCAATTTTATAAAATTATACTTTCTACAAAGTGCGTTTAGAACATATTGATCATCCTTACAATGATTTTCCAAGATATCCTTTAGTATAATTTTCAAATATTTTACATATCCCATAAACATTCCTGCATTCGCAATTGAATTACCATAACAAGTATCAAACGTAAGTTTTTTTAATGGAAAAAACGGTAATTCTTTATCAACAGACACGAGTACCTTACAATCATACGCTTTAAATTTTTGTCTTATTGACGATAGGTTTTTTATTATTTTTGTATCAAATCCATCTATGTAAACAACAATATCGTTATCATTTTTTTCTTTCAAGTATTCAAATATTCCTAAAATTTTATCCATATAACCGTTCCATTTTTTCCCCCATCCCAAAACCTTTATTTTTACGTTATGTTCATTTTTTATCAATTTATCAAAAAGCCCCGCAGATTTATTTGCGTATGTTACAACTTCCATTATTCTGTCACTTGTTTATATAAATATATTACATATTAAAATTTGTACAGTGATTTGTTATTGTATATAACAAACCATGTTAAAATATGTAACAGTAATGTGTTGTCATGAAATATTGTACTACATGGTATTCCTGGAAAAAAACCTGTACAATAATTGAAATCTTTATTATAAAATACATTGTAAATTACGTTGTATATATAAGAAAACAAATGAACAACAACAAATAATATGTACACTGATAAATACTTTTTATATTTTTTATTCTTTTTTAGTAGGTTGAATAATATAAATAAATGCATGAAAGTGTAAATCCCATCCGATACATGATCTAAAAGTGCTCCCAATTTTGACTGTTTTTTACAATCTCTGGCTACGATGCCATCTAAATCATCCATAATTGAATAACATATCATTAATGCTAACACAGTGTATTTATCAACACCTCTTCTAATTAGATTGTATAAAAACAAAGTTAGTAATATATTGAGGCATGTCAAAAAAATTGGATGAACGTTATATTTACACATACATGGTGATACATACTTGTGTAAAAAATTGTATATGGGTTTTTCTGTGCTAAAATTTCTTGTAGGTTCAGGCATTAATTATATAATAACATAACAAACAAATATTGTATCTTAAAATGTACACGGAAGATACAAAAGTTTGAAGTATCATTCAACTCGAGCGTTCTTGAATTTCTCATTCAAATCAGCGAAACACGGTCGCCATCCCAAACTTCGATACGTGTGTGTGAGTTCTTCGTTCTTTTGAATGTTCCGTTTTGAGTAAATAACAAATGTATTGTTTTCAAAATCTCGTTCCATCCTCGTGTTTGCGTTTAAACAGGTGTTGTAAAATGGTGCGCACCCGGAACAGAACGCCCATTTCGTACGGTCATCGCTCCACGTGAACAGATTCGAATCGCGGTTTCCGTCACAGTCAATCACGCGCGCGACACCGATTTCGACGATTTCATTAGGTTCAAAGTCACACTTCGCGAACGCTCCCAGACCGGCGTTCGGATACTCAGAGTCTTTCACATACACTTTACTACAATCTACAAATGACATTGTTATATAATGATATTAATGTTTTAATTGCGTTTAAACAAAAAAAACAATTCATTTATTATAATTAATGAAACTGTTGATTATACAAGCCATTGCGAATGGATACGAAGTGTTATACTTTGACAAGGAACTCAAAAAATGGTTCGAGTTTTCCGATATTATTACAGACCAAGATATCGAAGAAAATCGATTCACATTCTATATACACGCGCTTTGAGGATGATGGTGTTTTTCATGACATGTTCTACACAGTACTTGTAAATTCGTTTTTACGTTTTTATTTTTGTTACCCCTTTCAAAATGTTTTTGCTCTATGATGTGATGGGTATGCAAATCGGTGTGAGCCCCACACTCT